GAGCTTGTTTTAAATGATGTGCATCGGCATGACTGGCATGCCCAAGCCATGACTGGATGCTCTGGTTGATTTCAGAAAACTGAATTTCTCCGATGGCGTACTGCTTGCGGTACTTTTTCAGTTTTGTTTTTATTCGTTTAACCGTGCTCTTTCTTAATAGCCGGTGCGTGGAGTAAATTCGGTACCCGAGAAAATCCAAAGCGCGGCCGTTCTTTTTGGCGACTGGAAACACCTGCGTTTTACTGTTTGTTTTCAATCTTAATTGCTGATGCAAAAATAGCTCGATATCCCTACGCCATTGATGTAGCTGTGTCTTGTCATGATGAATGATTACAAAATCATCCATGTAGCGGATATAGTTTTTTGCTTTTAATTTGTGCTTGGCGAATCTATCTAGCTCATTAAGGTAGATATTGGCAAATATCTGGCTAGTTAAATTGCCAAGTGGGATGCCGACACCGTGCGCATCGCTCGGGCTGTTGTCGATAATATAAAACAACAGCCGCTTTGTATGGCTACACCGTATTTTTGCGCCAATAATTGACTTTAGAATGTAGTGATCAATACTTGAAAAGTAACGGCTAATATCAGCCTTGAGCGCAAAAGCTTTGCCGTGCTTCCTTTCTACATCTCTGATAAAAGCTTGCGCCCTATTAGCCCCTTTGTGTGTACCCTTGCCTCGCCTGCACGCGTAAGAATCGTGAATGTATTGCTTGTCAAACAACTGCTCTATAATGTTGTATATCGCCCGCTGAACAACCCTATCTCTAAAATGTGGGGCAGATATCAGTCTACGTTTAGGTTCAAAAACATAAAAATGATGGTAATCCGACATTTTGTACATGCCCCACATTAATTCATTTTGTATGTGAATAATGTTTTCTTCTAAATTATTAAAGAAGCATAACGTGGTATGTGCTTTTGTTTTTCCTTTTCGGCATTGATATGCCGCATCAAGGATATTCTCGAAATTATATATTTGTTCAAAAGTGTGGCCAATTGACGCATCAATCGGCTTGATTCGTATTTCAGCAATTGCTGTGGTGGCGGCATCCTTTTCATAATTGCACTGACAATATCCCGTGGGATTATTGTTTCTGGCGTCATCAGAAGCGGGACGAAAACCGATGCTACTGTTCGCATTCAAACGACCATTGTTCAGATTGAGCGCGCCCAACCCGGCGTTCGAGCCATTGTTCCAGTTGCCCCCGCGGATGGGGAATCGGTTCCGCATTTTCATAATGCCGACACCTGTTGCTTAGATTTAACAGACTTAATCCAGCCGCCAATCATTCGTCCAATTTCAACAAGCTTTTCGATCCATAATTGATACTTCTTTATATCCAAATAACGCAGGTCTTTTGCAAGACGAACCTTTCGTTTTAATATAGCTAGCTCAATATCAAGATCGGTCAAAGTTGTCTTTTTATGGTAACGCTTAAATGCCGTAATGATTAATCTTTGTAGCTGTAGCATCGACAAGCGAATCTCAGCGCCGAGCACATGCTTTTCGTGCTTCGGGAATTGCTTTAACGCTTGATAGCCGTATAGCAACATGTCACGGCATTTGTCTTCTATGATTAGGGCTGGCAATCTACATCCTGTTTATTTTATTGTTTTAGTAAAACTGCGCTACCGCGCAGTGATCAAAGTTTCAGATTGCATCACGCAAAGAAAGCGGGACGAAAACCGATGCCACCGCCCGCATTCAAACGACCATAGCCCAGATTGAGCGCGCCCAACCCGGCGCTCGAGCCATGGTTCCAGCTGCCCCCGCGGATGGGGAATCGGTGCCCATAGTTGCGAGCGTAAATAGCTCCGGCGACAGTTGTTGTCGATGCGGATTCAATCAACAAACGGCGCATTAACTCTAACGGGCTGTAATTAGCATCCTGAGTGATTTTCGCAAAATGACCGTTAGCCATGTACGGATAGCTGTAGCTATCATCATCAGCAGGTCCATTCCGGTTTGTTACCATATTGCTCAGGGTTGGAGAGCCGACGCTGCCGGTACCAATTTGACTGTCGGATGGTGAATCGAAAAACGCCTCGTGCTTGTGCCAGTTTTCCTCTGCAATGCTAGGATCGTTATCAAGAGTGGTGAGAATTTGACCATCATCGAGCATCATCTGATCTAGCCATTCCCACACGTTACCAACCAGATCATGAATACCCCATACCCCGTGGTCGTGAGCCCATGTTTCCGGCCCCTTGCCGGTATCTGTTCTGCCCGTACCATCTGCATCGCCCGGAGTTGCATTATCACTGCGTAGAGCTGTTTCTAATTTGTTTTCGTGACTACGGCCGTAATTAGTGTTACCGCGCGGCACGGTTTCGTTTGCCAGTGACCAGAGTGCTACAGCGGCCCATTCGTGAATGGACATCATATGCCAGTTGTCGCCCTTGTTTGCACAAAGCGCTTTTGCTACATCATAATTTACCGATGTTCGTGGCTGCGCGCCGCCAACCACGCTGCACCCGCCGTTGCTACCTTCTGACGCGAGGTATTTTGCAATAAGAACCTCGCCGCGTGTCACGCCGTTGGTTTGAAACATAGTTGGTGTGCCACTGCCTAGTTGCAGATCAGCGCCTGTCTTGGCGAGTATGGCTGCATTTAAGTCTTCGTAATTAAAACGAGGAATGCGCACCATGATATTCGGATTACCTTGCTCATCAATCATAACTGTGTTGCGGCCGCCCGAGGCGTCTTCAACTGCTTTTTTGTGACCTTCGATTGCGTAATCAGTCAGCTCACTGGCCTTGTTGTTAAAAAAAGCCTGGGCAGATGCGATCACGTCATCTGCCTTTTTGTCAATCTCAGCAACTTTCCCCGAAACTTCAGCGACCAAGTTGTCGGCAGCTTGGATCATCTTTGCAATGTCTTGTGTTAATCCCATTTTGTATTCCTATTTTATTGCGTTAACATTTTTTCAATGTCTAAAATTCGAAACTCTTGCTGTACTTGGCGGCTTAGGGCGTTGATTTGCACAGTTGCCATCTGAGCAAGCTCCTCATCAACAATGAGATTCAAGTTCTCAGTGCCAACAACAACCGTGACACTATCCGTCGGTAGCGCTTCAATATTGATGGTAAACCATTGCATCACTTTAACGATCGGTGTGCGATAACCCAGTGTTTTACCCGCTTGGGAGTAAACGCCTAGCAGCGTGCCATCAGAAAGAAAGACGCCGATCTCGCGAATGGCATATTCAAGCTCACTGTCAAATTTTCCCGCCATGCGCAGGTTTTTGTTGTCACCTTGGTAATCGGTGATCTCAATGCGCTCTTTTTCATTAGATAGTTCCGACTGTGTTTTACTAGGGTTGTAGTCCCCGTCACCAAAGGCCATGTGGGTGATTTCACCCATCAGTCCCTTATCTTTTTCTGACAGCAGCTTAGCCAGCCCATCTTCTGTAAATTGCAGTTTTAGACCTGCCATTAAATTATCCCCTCAAAACAAATATCAAACAGACACAACTGACGAGCCGCAGCTGTCAGTTGAAAACTATTGAACACTAAATCCGGTGTCACAGGTGAAAACTCCGAAGTGTGCTCAGTGAACCCAATTGACGGCCCAACGCCACCCGACAAACCAATGTCGCCATTTAATTCATCTGGTACAACAGGGATGAAATCATGTGAGCTATCTCTTAAGTCAACGGGGCCCCCTGCACCACCCGAGATGGCAACGCTTTCATTAAAATAAACCCCCAGCTCGACATCAAAGTGAATTACGCCGCGCTTGGCTGATTTTATTACTCTAGTGACCTGCTCCAGTGTATCTTTGTTAAGCAGTCCGTCAGTGTCATCCGTCAAGTTTTCATTGACCAACGCCACTGCTGTCATTGTTCCCGGCTCTTGGCTGCCGTCAGGCTCCCACCATTCCCTCAGAAAGGACTTTATATTTAAACTGTCCAGCGCCTTTTGCACCGCATACGGGGTGCCTTTGTAACGATGGACATCAAAAGAGTTTTGCACAACCTGGCGCTTAATATTCTCTGGCCAACGGTCATCCCATTCATCAACTGAAACAGCCCAAGCTAACCAAGGAAGTAGTGATAACGGGCAGGAAAATGGATCCCATAAATCAGTAATTTGCACGGGTAAATCCGTTGAATTGATGGCTACCTGTTCAATATTACGATCTAATTCGCTGGCGTTTGGGGGCAATAGGCTACTCATCGACACCTCCAACTGTAACGGTTACACCTGTGCAGTAAGCTGCCTGAGTATGGTTTAAAATCAAATCTTCAGCCGGGCTGGTTAAATTAACGTTATGCACGCCTGATTGGTGTAGTGCTGCATATAAGCCAGAGCGAGTGACGTCACAGCCCAATTTGTGGTGTTCGGAAGCGTACAACTGCACAGCTGCTTCCACTGTTTCTTGAATAGTTATGCCGGAAGGGCCGGGCAGAATTGTTAATTCTGCAATCACCTCGTATTCATGTACTTCTGCTGCAACAACGGATAACCGATCGCCCGATGGCCGAACTTTAGACGGAAAATTAGATGCCGCGGTGCCATCGTCAGTCAAACCAAAATAGCGCCGAACGGTAACCAATAAATCATTATTCGGCTCACCATTGCCATCACGACTTAATAGCGTAACAGTCATATGGCAAGGACTGGGGCTTTCGGCGTCTGCATCCCGCACATTTCCATCTGCAGACAGCGCGTGAAATACATAGGAATCATCACTGCCCGCTGTATTCAATCCATCAAATGCCATCTGAACACGGCGTCGTAAGCTTTCATCATCTTCCATTATTGAAGGTATAGCTGGTTTGGCTGACGTATTCTCAGCCTGAATAACCAATCTTTCTATATTCTTCCCCGCTGCTATACTATCTAAATCCTTACCCGAGGAAGATGCCAGCATATTGGCCCTAGTTGCATCGTTAATTTTGGCTTCAAGTACCATTTCACGATAAGCAAATGTCTGCAGCGCCAGAGCCAGCGGCTCAGATTCAAGCGTCAATACTTCGCTATAATCAGGGTTAATCCCGAGAAGAATAGCTTTTAACTCGTTATATTTTGTTTCAAAGTCCGGCACGGTAATGATGTCTGGTACCGGAACTTTCGACAAATCCAATAATTTAAATGCGGTCATATTGCTACCTGTAGGCTGTCTAAAAGAATTGATTTACCATTAATCAAGTATTCGCCATCCAAATCTATTAATATTTTACCGTTCTCTTGTCGATAAACTTGGATTTTTTTCAATCTGATTCGCGGCTCCCATTTAGCCAAGGCATCTGCCGTCGCCGCATAAATATCCACGGCCCATGCATCATTAGAGGGTGCATCGATAAGCTCAAATAGCCGAGAGCCATAATTGCGACGATAAACCCGACTACCAAGCGGCGTGGTTAAAATATTCAATACCGATTGGCGTAAATGAGCGACACCTGACAGACTTTCGCCTGTTTGCATGTTCATCCCTTGCATAGATTACCTACGTTACTTTATAAGTTCCTAATGGAGTTATCACTGTTGATGAGGCTGTTATATGAGTAACAACGGCTATTGCAATAGCCTTGGCCATATTTGCAGTCTTTGCATGCTTGTTATCTACAGCAAACCCTTCGCTTTCAAGTGCTGCCGTTATTAATTTTTCAAGTGCATCCGGATCTAATGCCATACTATTCCCCCGACGTTACTGTAGTGGAGCCATCACTATGAGGAAGACCCGTAAAGCTGCAAACATGAGCAACTGTAACCACAGGCGCACCACCATTAAGGCCAATTCTTCTACCCTCGACATCAACGTTACCGTCGGCAATAACTTTTGCATTGGCGGAGGTATTAACCTTAATGTCTTTGGTCGTTGTAATATTTAGTGTTCCTGCAGAAACAACATCAACCGTGCCGTCAGCACCTTTGATATCGATTAAATAACGATGACTTTCACGGTTATAACTAACCACCGAACCATCTTTAAATGTCTTCCGTTCTTCTTCTAAATCATCGGCGTTGGCAGGATGAGCTTCTTGGTAAAGAGAGCAAATAATAATGCCTTGAGCAAAATCACCGGATGGACACAAAACAACAACCTGCTCGTTAATATCAAGCGGATTCCAGTCGCAGTTTTCACCAGCCCGGCTGACTCCTCTATCAAGCCAGGTGCTATTTAGCTCACCATCGGTTACTTTTACTTTGCCACCGTCACCATGCTCAGTCACAGTGCAAATTCGCACTAAACCATGCAGCAGGCGTTCAACTTCAGCTATCTGTAATCCGTGCATCGTTTATCTCTTCATATTCATTTATCGGCGGTGATGTACCATTCGGCGCATGAGCAAAGGAAACCTGTTGTGGTGTAATACCCTCGGCAGTCCATATAGATTCACCGAGGTAAACCGTCTGCTCCCAGCTAACAACCCAAGAGTCATAACCGCTATTCATATCTTTGCGAAAGTTGCCCGGATAAGCGCTAATCAGCTTGGGGTTTGTTAATGCGCCACCCTTTTGCCAGATACCGTCATTTCTAACCAACATGGCAACTGCAGCAGCAAATTCACGTATCTCTAATGCTAAGTTTTCAACTTCCCATCCCAACACGCAGTGAATTGAAAAACGACACTGAGCAGGTAACCGCTCGTCTCCGATATCATCACCGGGGTCAAAGTCTTCCAGCTCTAAAAATAAAGCAGGCGCTAAAACAGACAGCTCTGAATCTGGGTCATAACTTTCTACCGTCACTTTTGGGAACTTGTCACGCAGGCGAGCTAATATGGCCTCATGTACTTGAGTTAGTGTTGTGCTCATTTGCCCTCGTGATTCAGTATAAAATTAAGCTCTTGCTGCAATAGCTCGGTAAACCGGACCGTTGCTCGTTTGTAATAACGTTCAAATACAGGCTCGGCTTGCTCATCAATGGGGAGTCGAATTACCTCAATCGGTAACCGCTCTTTTGTTTTTCGTTTAAATACATTTTCATGGCCGCTTTTCATTGTCGCCACAAATGCCCCATCAAATTGATGCTTGCCAACTCGGGTACCACGCTTGTTTTGCCTGGCCTTACCTATATGGCGAACCTGTACCGGATCCAAACCGAACCAAACCTGAGCAGCACGTTCACCTCCTTTTAAATAAAAGGTATGCCGAAAACGCACCGACAATACACGAATCGGCAATTGCAATTCCCGAGCAAGTTCCCGTTTGCTATGCGTTTCCAGCCACTTGGTGGTTTTGCGCAAGGCACGGTTAATTGCTTTTTGAATCTGCGGAGCAGAAGCAAGCATCTGCGCTTCCAGATAAGCCAGCTCTTTATTTAATTGAAGATCAAGACTGAGCATATTAGCGCCAACTGGAATCTGTATTTTGCGAACGTTTCAGCGGAATAACGGTTTCAAATGAACCTTTGTTAAACTTTAAAACCAGATAGTTTTCACCATCAATCAACAATCGGTCACCATCTTTACCCGGTACTGATTGCGGTTGCATGGTAAAGAATGCCTGAGCATGTTTAATCTCTAATTGCTCTGAATTTTTACCGTTTGATTTGGCATTAATAGTTTTATTTGCCAGGCTAAAAATACCGACAACCGGATCTGATTGGCCGGATTGGTGAAGCCAAGTGGCGCTTGTGCCAAACTCTTCATCCATAGCGGTTTTTAATTCAGCTAAATTGCTTTGAAGATTTTCGTTCATAGTTTGGCTTTTAAGTGGATTACTTATCGAAAAAAACTAAATTGAATTTTCTTTGATAAATAAAAAGCCCCTTAATGAGGGGCTTTGTAGAGCAGGTTTATCCAAGCTTTATTAGTTAGATGACAAAATTTCACATAACAAACTTGGATCACGGGCAATCGGCAGGTAGATCGCACGAGAGCGAATTTCTAAGCCTTCATCGTGATCTTTTTCTTCCTTGGTGATATGGCATTCACGGCTGCTAGTGCTGCTTGCTGTCATTACATCAGCTGGGGCGCGTAACATGCCAAAAAGGCCTTGTACACCTGTTGGGAATGACGCTCCTGCTGTCACCACTTCGTCCGCTTCATCGCTTACAAAGGTAATGCCACAGATGTTGATCTGCGTTGGATCGTCAGCAAATTGAACAACGCGCTTAGCGTGAATCTCTTCACTGTAAAACGCTTTAACTGAAGCGTGAGTCAATATGCGCTCGATAAACTCCTGACCGACACGACACGTAACGCCTTTTAACGTTAAATGCCCATGCGCTTTGGCAAGAGTAGCCGTATCTTTACGCAATTTTTTAAGTAATGTCGGTACATCGGTAGTGGAGGTGCCTAATTTCAAATCTACAGTGCGTTTTGTTACGCCAAGCACACTGAACAGATCAACCAGTACCGTTCCTTTTGCATTTTTTACTTTGCCTTTTAATGCTGAGTAAGCTGTAAATGCTGCAGTGTAACGATGATTTGATTTGTGCTTAGTCATGTGCGTTTTGACTAACGTTGCCAGTTCAGTTGCTTTGAACTTTTTATCTTTAAGTGAGCTAACACGATTCAAATCGTCAGGTACAATACTGCTGTCAAACGGGTAACGAATAAGTGCCACCGGTACTGCGTTCTCTGCATCATGTTGATCAATATTTGGATGTTGACCGATTTCACCCGGCATCAAAACCTGCAGCTGTTTGTCTGATTTAACAATCATCACGGTGCGCTGCTCAACGTTTTCAACTGTAAACATGTTTAAAACATCAGTTTCAATAACAGTTGCCGAATCATATCCGGTTGTTAATGACGTAAGCGAAAATGCTTCATGGTCAAAAATTTCTGCTAATTTAGCCATAATCTAATTAGTCCTGTTTAATAATTAAGAATGATTTCTTAAGATGAGCAATCACCAAAGATTTTTGCGCATCGGTGGTGGCGTCAGGCCATGCGATATACAGCGGATTAAACACCGAGTTAGCGTAATACACCTGACCATTAGCGATATGCACGCCGTAGGCATCTGTGCCGTCATAGTCAGCCACGCTTGGGTCAATCGCAGAGCCATCTTGTTTAACCAGAGACAATTCAGGTTGGGCTGCTGCTGCAGGGATTTGTTCATTACAAAGTTCGCCGCGCTCATGTTTCCAAAGCAACTTGAGCGACAGAGCAACTGGTTTAGTAAATGATGGAATCATTACGCGTCCTTAATAAGTTGTTGCATATCAAATGAGTCATTAGCAAGCGAGTCTAATCCACCTGTTAATGCAATCTCTTCGTCTTTTTTGGCCGCTTCAATCTTTAATGTTTCAGCAGCACTTTTTAGTGAAACACCCTCTTCAATTAGCTTACCCGCCATTTCTGGAACACCGGATGATGCAGCAAGATTATTAATCTGCTTCGCTAGTTTTGCTTTTTCTGTTTGCTCAATTTCGATCTGATTTTCAAGATCAACATTAGAGCCTTTCAGGAGCGCAAGCTCAGCTTGATGTGCTGATATTAGCTGCGTCTTTTCTTCTTCATGAGCCGCATTTAAATCAGATACAATTCTTTCATGAGTGGCATTTCTCATCATGGTTTTGATCTCTTCTTCGGTTTTAATTCCATCAATCAGGCCGTGTTCAAGTAGGCTCTGAGCATTAACTATATTTGCCTGCAGCGCATGTACGTCATCAACATTTACATCACGATGTTCAGCGACCAATTTGCAAAACGAATAGCCAATATCGTTTACCAACATTGTTAATCGTTCATGCTCAGCTTGTTCAAGCTTGGTAAGTGGCGCACCATCTGCTTTAGCTTCGCCTGATTTGAAATAGGTCATTTTAAGCGTTGGACTTGTGACTTCTGCTCGACCTAAAATGGCACCGATAGAGCCGCCAGAGCTATTCGCGGTCATATACAGCGATGAACAGGCACTGGCTAAAGCGAAATGAGCCGAATAACAACTGCCATTGATAAATCCGATGATCGGTTTGCGTTCAGCCATTTTGCGAATGAACATCGCTAAATCAAAGCAACCGGCACCCTCACCACCAGGGCCATCAAACTCGATAAAAATTTCTTTTACATCGGGATTTTCAACATGGCTGTGTATCTGCTGACGTAAACTGCGATAGCTGGTCACTTCATTGCAGTTGTTGTCTAAGCCGTTAAAACGGTGAGATAACGCGCCGAACGCTGCTATATGGCAAAACGTCTCACAGCGGTCACCACTGTCACCGGTAAACAATTTAGGGTTTTTATGGAACTCATGAATCAGATCCAGACTTGCTTGATGCGCTGTTGTCGTCATCAGCATCGGAACGTTCGTCATTAGATTCAGTAGATGTTTCATTACTTGTTATTCCTCTTTTTTCCAGTGCTTTTTGACTGCGCTCTACGCCATCAAGATGCTTGTCTAGCGTTTCACCTCGCCCGTTGGCAACTTCTTCAAGTGATTTAATATGGTTATCAACTTCAAGCACTAACGCTTTAGCCGCTTTCAGTGGGTCAATCTCTTCCCACTCTGGCCAAATCCACGTTGGATCCAGATATTGATAGGGGTTTTCAAAATACCCCAGTAACTCTTTCGCAGTTTTTAGCTGATACGCTTCAATAAACCAGCCTAAAATACGGTTAAAGGCAGGCTCTAAAACAATGTCACGCAACTGCTCGACAAAACGTCGATGGTTGATCATGCCGGCTCGAATGCTGGAATAATTAACCTGAGTTAAATCACCCGTTAATTGTTCGTAAGTAATGCCCAGCAAGCCTGCAATCATCCGCAATACTTGATTGTTATGCTCTTGATAGTTACCCGCTATTTCGGCAGGGGATGCTGTTTTAAGATCTTTTACGCCATTTAAAAACGTGACTCCGCCGGCCTTAAGAACAAGCTTTTCTTGTTTTTGAGTTGTTCCAGGAGCTCCGTTTTGTTGCCCCGGAACTGCATCACGGATGGCAAAAACTTGCTGCCCAATGCGCTTCATGCGAGACTTTATTTCAACAGTTTGATTGTCTTTGTATTGTTTGGCAAAATCAGCACCAGCAGAAATCCACGGTTGGGCAGAACTTTGACCTGCATGAATAACATCTCGCAGATGGATAACATCTGCAGCAGGTAGCCAGTTAACCGAGTCCTCATCAAATTCGGGATGGTCACGCGGTAACTTATAAAAAGCGTATTTTTTAACCTTGCCGTTTTTTGCATACATAATACCAGCACGGATATAACTACTGGTACCAGGCACTTCTAGTTCAGAGGCATGGCTTAACGGGCTAACAACCTGCAATTGCAGTGGTACATTATCCAGCGTTCGACGGCGCACTATAAACGCGCTGCCATCCATTAGCATGGTAATAACAGCTAACGCTTGTACTCCTGCAAAGTTAGTGTTTTCGTCAAAGTCGCAATAAAGAGCCCACTCTTTAAAGCTTTTATCAAAATCACCATCAAACTTTTCAGGATCAAAAACAGGCTTTCCACCGCCGCCGATACACGAAGCACGGAAGCGTTTTGCTCCTATCCCAATTAATGGGTTATTTCGTACTAGATGATGGCTGGCAGTGATCTCTTTTCTAAGTGCCGCTTCACTTTTTACATTGTCGTGTAACTGGGCATCGTGAAATAATGGAGAGTGTACGACACTTGAATACGTCAAAATTCAACCTCCACATCAACACCCTGCATCAATGGTGCAGGGTTTAACGTTTGCTGCATATTAAATTCTAAATTACGCAGCTCTGGCAGGCTAACATCTGAATATTCAGCCTTATGTTTTTCACCCGTTGGTGTGGTGTGCTCAAAACTAACCTTGCGTTGTCCGGATGCTAATTTAATAATTGCGGCTTGCACCGCATGCAGGTTCTCAGCAGTTGCTAAAATAGTCATTAATAAGCCCCATAATCGGATGTTTGATAATCATCTGAATAGTCAGGCTGTTCATCTGATAAATTTGAATTAATCCCCGCTTGGTCAACTAAACCCAGCGGCTCTTGCGGACTAGCCGCTTGAATTTCTAAACGTAAAAAGTCATACAACCAAAGTACATAAACAATTAAATCCCATGGCTCGTTTCGCGCTTGTCCCGGCTTTTTCTTCCACTTAACATTGCTACCACTGCCCACTAATTCCTCTGCAGTAAGCATTTGGAAATAATTCAGGTTGAAGGTATCGTTAACGGGGAAGTGAATATAATTCTTGCCAGGCTGCTCGTTATTAAGCCGCTCGGCAGCACGGTTTTTTAACTGGTGTACGTTAAGGCTGCGATATTCACAATGCGCCTCGGCGTGGGTTTTATGCGTTAAAGTTAACTCTGGTCTAAATTTATTCTTACCATTTGCCTCACCACGAATAGCGTAAATCCAACCTTGAAACGGCTGAACAAACTCAAGCATGGCTTTCCACGCGTGGCCATTACAGTCCATTACTACGTTGTAAACGCTGAGTTCTCGACCATCCTGTAAGCGATACTGCCTAGATAAGCTATCAATTAATTCTTTTTGCGTAGACTCATCTTCGGGATCGCCCATCACGGTTTGATAATCAACCGCCCACGTTTCACCCCGATCCCCAACAGCCCAAATATGATACTCAAAACGATTTTTCTGAGTATCTACAGAGGCTAATAAACAACGAGTTTCAACGGGCAATAATTGCCGAGGCTCATAATATTCACGGCGTTCATACAGTGCGTCAAAGTTGTTTAATTTATGGATTTTCTGAGTAGTAGAGAACTCAACGCCGATCTTGGTATTCATAAAAGACTGCATTTTCAGCGGATCTTTTTTGGCCTTGTCGTACTCTTTTGCAAGTGTTGGCAATGCGGTGTTCGGGTTATCGTTGTAGGCCATCCAGATATGGAAACCTGCATCAACTTTACCGCGTTCGTTAGTATCGCCTGGTTTGCCACATTTGCAGCAAAGTGCCGTACCCGTTTCATCCCACTGCTCTGGTGTTTGGTGAGTGTTACAACAAGTAAATTCCCGTGTAGCTCGCCACTGACCATTCTCAACCATAGTGAATTTATGATGCTCGCGGATTTTTCCGGTGCATTCAACGCAGACAAAATGCGCTGATTTATAATCACCTTTTTTATAACGTAAATTTTCTAATTTTAGGCGTTGCATGTGACCGCAGTGTGGGCAAGGCACATATAAATAACGCTGGTCAGTGTGCAAAAATTCTTTTGTTATTTTGCAGGTACCCGCCTCTTTTGGCGTGGAGCCCATTACAACCTTGCGTTTGCTTTCTGTCTCAGTTCGAGTTGTAGCATTCTCAACGGGATCACCCTCGTTGTCCGGATTTTCCGGCCAGCCAGATACTTCATCAAGAAATAAGTAGCGAATGGTAACCATCCGAAACGAACCTGCAGACGTAGCCCAAACCACCGAGAAATCACCACCGAAAAATGCTTTCTCAGTAGATGTGTTTTTCCCCAGCATGCACTTGGCAACCGGAGCACAATAAGTAAAAACTTTACCGGCTTCTTTCGTCGCGTATTTTTCTGCATCGGTATTAGTATTCTGAGCGACCATGATATTTGCTGGGTCGTTGGTAATTGACCAGCCTATACAGGTGTTCATAAAAATGGCGTAACCAACACGCGCACTTTTAGATAAAACAATTTTTTCTATAAACGGTGATTCGTAGGCTAACAGCCAAGCTCTTTGGAAGGCTTTCGGCTTGTATATCTGCGCGTCGGGGTTCTGGTTAGTCGTCGTCCATGTGATTATCTCTGTCCTCTTCGGAGGTACGATAATATTTAGAATACCGTTCGATAATCGGCGAGATAATTGCCTGCAGTTCATCCTGCCCCTTTTCATTTAGCTCGTTCAATGCATCGCGAACTAAGTCATCTATGGTTTTTATTTCAGACGGGGCGAGAGGGAATTGTTTAGATATCTGGTTAGATAGATCAATCAGTTTGCTTTTAACTAGCGATAGTGGTTTATTGTACAACTCCATGATTGCATCAAACGGGACTAACTCACCCAAATCTTTTTCATTCTGCAAGCGGATTTTAATCGCGCCTTGCTTCTCTTTTTCCGCTTTCCATTCGTCATAGTTTTTCGGCTCTGTTTCGCTTTCACTGTTTCCGCTTTGCACGCTAATTTCACGGCCATGCGCGGCCTTCATTTTTCTGATTATTTCTGATTGATGTTTTACAAATGCGCGGGCAGATTTTTCAGGCAATATTTTGCCATCGGCATCATATTTAAAATCATAACCATTTTTATCTTTTTGATTTTTCAAGGTTTTAGGTGAAATACCTAGATACTCAGCGACTGCTTTTGCTGTGCTCATAAAACCTCAATAAACAAATGTGAAAGTGTGATTTTGTTTAAATGTCATTTTGTTTAATTGTTATTTTTATCAATCAAACAAATGGAAAGAGAAACAGTCATAAAACATAAAAAAAATTCTCAGACCCGGCGAGTATTTCACCCGTAGCGAACGAGGACCCCTTTTAGAGTACCTAAAAAGGAACTGCTGCAATTAGGGATTGGGACTGCAGTCCCAATTGACCTTTAGGCATTAGATGAAGTTGAGGCTGATGCCTGTGTCGCCTTGGTTATCGCATTACTCAGGTCTTCTCGTGCCTCTTTCATTAGCTGTGAACCACCTTCCGGATGTGCGTTCATTAGTACATCAAGAGCGTGTCCCTGTTGCTTTAATATCTGTTCAAACATTGTATTACCTTCATTAATCATTATTTATAAAGAGACTTATTTGAATCCATTTATAGATAATGAAAGGCACCTCTGTTCTAGCAGGTGCATTCGTTTGTTAAATGTAACTATGGTGAGCTATACGCTTACTATTGATCTTCTTTCTTATGCTCTTCATACCAAGCCCTTATCTTGTCAGGCTTTTCATTGCATTTTTGCAGCGCACCAAGCCATACAATATCGCGTTCAACAGCTTCATCTCTTGTAAAAGGAGGCTTAGTGAAAGGGATTTTACAGGGCGTTAGGAATGCTGCAGGAGGTAGGACTATTACATTATGAGTCTGCGTTACTACTTGGTAATCTGTAGTGCTGCTGCATGCTGTCAATAACAGCATCAGGCAAACGCTGCTGGCCACAACTGTTTTCATCATCCTGTAATAGTCCTTTTAATTCACTAACTGCTTTAGTCACCGATGCGTCAACTGTTGCGTTATATTTTCGTATGTACTCAACAGCTTTTCTCTCTGATTTAATATGTTCAGATAAGTTTTTTATTGTTGACTGATTTTCTAAATTGACTTGTTTCGCGGTTTTCAATGAAGCTTTTGCTGTTTCAATGATTACGTCTTTAGTCTCTATCTGACTTTCTAACGTGCCAAGGCGAAGATATAAAACCAAGAGCAAACTAGAAGCAGATAAAAGCAAGGCGGTTAATATCTTATTCAGCAAAACACATCTCCGTTTCTTTACGACGTCGATTAACTAATCCTTTTAACTTCACGCCATTTGTAAACACCCAAAACCGCAACTCATTACATGCATTCTTATAACGTCCATTCTGAATGTGCTTATAAATTCGAGTGGGTGAACCATCTTTATTTTTACTAAAAACAGTGCAACCAGTGTTGAATATAAAAGAAGTAAATGCATCAAACTGACCCTGTGTCATTGTTCGCTCAGTGCTCATTGCTGAACTTAAACACTTTTCGGCATTCGATATGTTTTTAACCCAATCAACAGAGACCTGTTCAATTGTTTTTCTTTTTCCTTTAATATTATGCGTATTACCAATTCCATCCGTAGTTAATCCGGCGGGGCACTTATATGGCTCTAGTCGACACCCCTCAGCATCACCGATGAGTTCCAAAGCTCGTGGTGATACAAGCAAGTGACCAACAATTTTACCATCCACAACGACTTCACCTATCGCTGAATCGTCGATGCTTATTTGAGAAGTGCCTGTAATTACAGCAATGGCAAGCATGACTGAACAAACGACACCTGCATTCTTTTTCACTATGTGTCTTCCTCATTCAGCAACGCACCCACACGACCTGCATTTAAGTTTTTAAGCAATGATCTTCTATTTACTATTTTAAAATACAGTGTCGTAAAGTAAGTGATAATGCCGAGAAATATACCGACCATAATCCCTAAGTCTGGAACAGAAAACGCACCAAAAAACGTTGTCATTAATGCTAATGAATTAGTTAATTTGTCTCCTTTAGCATAAAAAAAAGCCGCAATAAAACCAAAGGCTACTGCGAACCAAAGTTTTTTCTTATGTTTAATGATTTGTTTTTGCATGGTCGTTTATCTCATAATTTAGTGTCTATAGTTTTTACATGAGCGCCCTCTTTCCTTTCAAAAAGCAAAATGGGACCGCAGTCCCATGGCAACTAATAATATTATTTTGTCGATCTTTTGGGGCGGCAGAAACTAAAAAACCCCGCTAAAAAGCGAGGTTTAATGTTGTCTAGCAGTTACAAAAACCGCATCTTGGTAAAAAGATACCGATTCTACCCTATCTAGTCAACAAGCAAGTTACGACACTTTCTGTCTATTCTTTTATCGAATGGGACCGCGGTCCCATCCAATGCTTATCTCTAATGTTTTATGGTTGCACAGTTATTTTTTATGCGCTGTTAACAAGAATTCATCATCTTCAATTTTAGCCATGCTTGTGTTTGTCATCATGAACCCAGCGGTTAAGGCTGTGCATCTTACCAATTGACTCTCACTAACACCTTTATACTCACTCGCTATATCAGTCAGCTTTAAAGCTATCTCGGTCATTAGTTCAGTATCTGTCATTTTAGCCATGTTTTTCCTTATGGGACTGCGGTCCCATTCTTTATTTTTAGCGTGTTTTTATGCCTGTTTCTAATAAAATAGGCTTGCCAAGTTTTTTAGCTAAATGATACTCAGCCATTGCACCTTCACTTTCTTCCCACCCCTTAAGCATTATTACTTTTTCGCAAGAGCGAATCATTGCACAACAGATGTCCATGTACTCCGACTCTTCCAATCCCATCGGTAAGCTGGCAGGGTTTAACACTGCTATTTTCATTTTTCCAAGACGATGAGCGATAACATTAAAACGATGACGAAGTTCTTTTGGATTTTTTGATATAGGCCCTGCCAAATAAACTTTTAAAATTGGCTTGTTCTCATCAGGTGGATTAATCTTAATAGCTCGTGTGGAATTGTTTAGCTTTAAGTTAGACGCGGCGCTTTCAATTAACATCATTTCAAAAACAGAAAAAGCCCTTTTCCTATATATACTTTCCAACATAGATAATGCTTCATCAATTGTTTTTGATGATAACTCTGTTTGGTTCATAGCACCACGCCCTTTCTATACTTTATCACCGTGGCAACTCCCAGCCCGGTGTCCATTCATTTAGCCATTCAATCGCTTGAGGTTTTGTCATCCCATTTAAGCGCATTACTTCTGATTGCAATTCTTCTATTCGTTTAGCGTTTTTCATACAGGTATGTTCTCATCATAATCACCATGACCTTGATTGGCTTGGTTAAATGGTATACCTGAGTTGTTCATATTCAT